ATCCTCCCTAACACGGGCGCTCTACCCCCCTACGTCAAGAAGGGTCTCACGGTAGACAAGCGGAAATTTCTTCGAGCGCCAGCCGAAGAGCAAGCCCTACTCAAACCAGCACTTACACGCAACATCGGAACGACCAGCATTTCTGTTGCACCCCGTGGCGCTGACTGATTTCCTCAACCAACTCGAAAGGAGTTCCTATGGCATTTAAGCCAATGTCCACGAAGGACGCGCTGACCGCGCAACGAAAAGTCTTGCTCTACGCCCATCACGGGTGGGGCAAGACAACGCAAATGAAGTTCTATCAGGAGCATTACGGCCCTGGCTTCATCATCAGCGGGGAGGCTGGGCTTTCGTCCATCCGCTCCGCCAACATCGACTACCTGCCGTTCTCTTCATGGGATGGTGAGGTGGACGAAGCCAAAGGCATCTACTCATTCCGAGCAATTTGCAAGATGATCGCCAGCCCTGAGTTCCAAAAGATGGGCTACAAGTGGATCGGTCTCGACTCTCTTACTGAGCTTGGCGACCATTGCTTTGCGGCCGTCGAAGCCAAATACAACGGCGACAAGAAAAACGGTTTTGCGATTTGGGGTGAATACGCCACGTCGATGATCGGCGCATGCAAGTGGGTGCGTGATCTACCGTGTCAGGTCATCGTGACCTGTCTTGCGAAGGAAGAAAGCAACGACAACGGAGACACCGAATACTGGCCGTTCGTCAAAGGCAACAGTGTGCAAAAGCAGTTGCCAGGAATCTTCGATGCTGTGTTTGCTGGAGTGCGTCACACAAGTGTGGCTAACCCCCAGCGTCCAGCCGAAGTGGAAATCACGCGCTTCATCGTGACTGAAGAAGTCAAGGGATGGCACGGAAAAGTGCGTGATGAAAACAAGCGCCTCAAGCCAATCGAGCGAACAGGCAACGTAGTAAGTCTTCTCAAGCGACTCGACATGTCCAATGAAGAGTTCGAGAAATTCAGCAAACAATCCGATTCAAACAAGGAGTAATACCATGACATTTTCTTTTCGTGATCTGACCCTGGGTGACGTTCAAACGCAATCGAGCGGCTCGCTCGCACCTGGACGCTACGTTGCAACCGTGACTGAAGCCAAGATTGACAAGACACAATCTGGCGGCACGCAGCTGATGGTGCAATTCAAAGACACCAGCAGCGGCGTTGGCATTCGTGACTACATCACCCTGCACACGCCGAAGTCTGAAACCGCTGGCCGCATTGGTCGTGAGCGCCTCAAAGCTCTGCTGGTGCATGGCGGTCACAAAGACCCCGACAACATCGGACAGCATGGTGTTGAGTCCATGCGCAACCTCACCGTTGGCATCACCGTTGTCGAAGACACCTACATGAAGGACGGCCAAGAGCGTAAAGGCTCACGCCTGAAACAAAACGGTTGCTACTTCCCTCCCTCTGACATGGGCGGCTCAATCATCCATCGTGACGATGGAACGATTGCAGGGATGAAGGATGATGTCCCGTTCTGATGCAACGGTTGCCGCTCCCGCCCACGGCGGGGCGGCAAGATCACTCAAGCACGAATGGTGGGAATGGCACAAAGCCAACCCACACGTTTATGAATTGTTCAAACGATTCACATGGCAAGCAATCAACAGCGGCCACAAGCACCTAAGCGCATGGTTGATCGTCAATCGAATCAGGTGGGAGACATCCATAGAGACCAAGGGTGATGACTTCAAGATCAGCAATGACTTCATCGCCTTCTACTCTCGCCTGTTCATGCACGAGTTTCCGCAATACCAGGGCTTCTTCAGAACAAAACAACTAAAGCGATAGGAGTTAGCATGAAAGCAAAAGACGTTGTCGAAGCAATCGACAAGGCGTATCTAAACAAGAAAAAAGAAAAGCCAAGACAGTATCTTGGGGCATCGATTGTCGGAGACGGATGCACGGCATACCTATCGCTGTCTTTGCGCGGATTCCAAGACACACCTCCAGACCCCAAGCTCATGCGCATCTTCGAGGACGGCCACCGCATCGAAGACAGGGTGGTGAAAGACTTGGTCAATGCTGGGTTTGATGTCAGCAACATCGATGGCTTTACTGGCAAGCAGCACGCATTCCAAAAGTTTGGCGGTCACTTCTCTGGACACGCTGACGGGATCATCATCATTGATGACCAAGACCATTTGCTTGAGATCAAGTCTATGAATGAAGGTCGATTCAAAGACTTCGTTCGACAGGGTGTTCGGTCATCGCACCCCAAATACTATGCGCAGATGCAGGCCATGATGGGTATGTCAGGGCTTCGCCGAGCCATGTTCATCGCATACAACAAGAACACCAGCGAGTATCACGTTGAGTTCATCGAGTTCGATGAGTTCTACTACAGCGGCCTTGAGGCCAAGGTTGAAGGTGTTTTGGCTGGCTCGGCTTTGCGCATCTCTGAGGATGACACCGACTGGCGCTGCCGCGCATGCGTCAAGCGAGATGCTTGCTGGAACCCTGCGTATCACGCAGAAATCACGGCCACCAACGGAGCCACATGCGCTAAGTGCATGCACTCGCTGCCATCAGTCAACGGCCAATGGCATTGCAACAAGCACAACAGAGAAGCTCTGGAGATTTGTGGTGATTGGAGCTTGTTCAAGGTGAGACCGAAATGATAGAGACACAAGTCGAGATGATTAAAGACATCATGCTCAAGCATGAAGAGGAGTCTCGCTTGGCAGAGCGAGAGGAGTGTGCGCTGCTTGTTGAGAAGCTCGGAGCAGAAGGCTTCGGCACGCTCTACATTGCCGCGTGTATCAGGTTGAAAGGAGAGAAGAATGGTGACGCAAAGTGAGCGCAAGGCATACGGGCTACTTGGCAGACCGCCAGATTCTGTCTTGTTCAACAAGGCATTCTTGAGTCAATGGATGGAGCTGGAGCTTAAAGCGCGAGATGTCGTGAGGGTGCGCGACGTCTACAAGCGAGAACAGATGGCAAAACAAATTGAGATGGATCACCACCGCATCATCGCTGCCGCAGAGAAGTATCAATCCCAGGGAGCGAAAGCATGAGAATTGAAAAGAGAACCATACCAGTCCCACACCTCCTCTGTTTCGATGTCTTTACTGAAGACGAACTCAAAGACATTTGGAACGAAGCAAGGTTCCTCATACATGAGCGCAGACTCATGCCACCAAAGTTTACTGGCTCGATGCGTAATGAGGACGGTATTCCCTTGAAACAGAACAAGGGAGTTTGGATGTCCGAGATTTACAAGGACAGTTCCGCTAGTGACATTTGTTTCTACACGCACAGAGCATTCCTCAATGACGCCGTTGCAGACGCTCTTGCAAATGGTGATGAGATTCACCATTGGTATCGCATGACGAACAGTGCTGACACGCTGCTCTCATACTACGAGGGCGGGAACAAGTATGAATACCACACGGACGCATCGCTCTACACGATCTGCGCATACCTGTTCCACGAGCCAAAGCAATGGCAAGGCGGCGAGCTTTGCCTGCGTGGTAATGGACAGGAGATTGTGTATTCGGTGTCCAACAACATGGCCGTGCTTTTCCCGTCAAGCACTAAGCACGCGGTCAGACCCGTAATCATGGAGCCACAACCAAGGGTTGCAGGAGACTCTCCTCGTAACGGGAGAATCTGCCTGACAACCTTCGTGAAGATTGTTTAGTTGCCGACATCTGGCGTCCCGACAATCATATTTTCTCCGCTGTCGCCCTCTTTCCAGACGTTGGCTCCTCTGCCCCATGCGCCCTTGAGTTCCAACCCTTTCATCTTGATGCCGTGCATCTTGGTGACTGGGGCGTTGGAGACCTTATGGGCTTCGCCAGCGATCAGATCAGTCGTGCCTTCTCTGAAGTCACGGTTTGAACCTATGACTGGGATACGGCCGCTGACGTTGCGAACTGCCTGACGTCGGTCGCCGTTGCCTGGGTCATCGCTGAGCGCCTCCGCAAAGCCAGACAGCACCTGCTGGCCTTCCACCAGCGTGGACACCGATGGCCCGAAGACACCGCTCAAGACACGGACAGTTCCGTATGCGCCGTTATCCAACTTCTGGGCGCTATTGAACAGCATGTCGCCAAGCAGGCCGATGCCGATGACGGAGACCATAGACTCAACATACCAACCGAGGAACTTGTCCAAGTCCTTGTTCATCATCAAGGCTGTTGGCTGATCGATACCAAACTCTTTGAGAATCTTGGTCATCGAGCGGTCGCGTAGAGCGCGGCTCTTCTCGTCTTCCCCGCCGCGTGACTGGATGTAGTCGCGGATGGCAAGACTGCCCATACCAAAGCCAGCTGCCACGGTGGTCAGATAAGTCAGCGGCATGACGTTGCCCTGTTTGGCCTCCGACAAGACATGCTTGGCCAAGCGGCCCATCATCATTGGGTATGACTTCAGTTGCCAAGCGATAGCGCCGAGTGGGCTTTGTGCCCAAAGCGGGATGTCGTTCTTGTTCGGGCTGAACACCGACTCGTTGGCAAAGCGGATCAGGGCCATGCGAACCTTGTCTTGCTCCATCGCCTTCTCGATGTTGTCGAGCATCGGCGCACCTGGCTCAAGGAAATCCTCAAGACCGAAGTGACGCAGGATTCTGTCTGCCTTCCTGAAGGCGCGGGTCTGGATGTTCCCGTTGGCGTATGCCGCATGCGCAATGCGCTGCTCGGCCTGCAACATGTGGAAGCCAGTGAGCGCCGCCAACTCCCTGTTCATCGCAGTCCAAGGAGTCAACAGGTTCAACTGGAAGAACGCGTTGGTGAATCTGCTGCTGGCTTGACCGTCGAGCTGGGCCAACCTGTCATGCACCAAATTCTCCATCGAGACGCCAAGGTTTCTGACGGCTTGACGATAGCGATCATCGACGTTGAACCAGCTGGACACACCCTTGAGGAATGACGCCATGTCGCCAGAGCGAACCAGCGGCAGGATGAAGTCAGGGATAGACGCCAGGGTGGACATCGAAAGTAAGGTAACGGCGTTAAAGTTACGCAGTGTCTTGGATGTCTTCTTCAGCAGCTCAGGATAGTTCTGAGTGCCAGGAGAGTGAGACATGGCCGCATACATGTTGGCCATAAAGTCCATTTCGCTGCGAGACATTGTCTTGCCGTTGAACCCGAAGTCCGAGAGCGCAGCCACGATGGCGTCAGAGCGTCGTGCCCAGTCGCCAGACTCGTCTGCGTGCCCGTAGATTTTCTCCAGGTAAGCCTTGGCCGTTCCGCGAGCGGCGTCTTCGTTGCCACGACCAGCTGACGTGAAGATGTATTCCAGCTGCTGCGCAACTGCACGAGCCTGCGCTTCAGGCATGCCAACAACCTGTGTCTTGGTGATGGATGTCACCTCGCGCTCCAAGTCTGTATTGCGCAGGAACTGCTTGTTCTCCTCGGTCACGTTCTTCATCAGCACATCAACCAGGGCATCACGTCCGCCGTGAGCGATGTATCGATACGCGGTCAAGCCGTGAGCGTTGGTTCCAAACTTCTCGTGCAGGATGAGGCGTCGAACGGCCGAGTCGTAGTATTTGACGATGATGCCTTCGATGTCATTGACCAGGTATTTGTTCATACCCAGGCGCTGCATCTGCTCAGGATTCATCGCCAAGACACGGCGCATGAAGTGGTCTCCGCCATCAGCAAATGCCGCGTCGTATGGCAGCGTCACGCCAGCATCGTTGTCCAGACGCATGATGACTCCGTCTGCTCGGCGTAAAGCATCTGCTCGCACCGCCTCTGGCGTCATCTTCCCAGTTGAGAAGGTGGGGTCTTCCATGAAGAAGTCGGCAAGCGAGTTGCGGAACTTGTCCACGTCTTTCTTGATGAGTTCAACGTCCCACACTTGCGGGAAGTAATCGCCGCCGTAGCGCTTGGCGTCGCCAACCAACACACCAGAGTCGGTCAGCTTCTTCCAGATGTTGTTGAATTCGTCACGAATCTTGAACGCAACATTGCGCTCAGCTTCGGCCAGGTTGGAATAAGAACCCATGCGGATCGCGTCAGCAATGCGCGTGTAGCTCTTGGGCAATGCAGGCCCAGTTTGACCAAGTGTGGCCAGCGGTTTGAGGTTGCCGACCCACCGTTTGAACCCGCTGCTTGCATCTTCGAGAGTGTGCAGCGCGTCGATCAAAGGATAGACAATCTTGCCGAACTCGCTGTTGTGCTGCTCAAAGAAACCCACTCCGTCTTTCGGGCTGATGTAATCCGCAAACCAGCGAGCGCCGTCTTGACGCAGCCTGCTTGAATTCGTGCGCAACTGCAACGCCTTGAAGTCTGCAATACGAGAGACATCGCTCTCGCTTGTAGCCTCTCGTCTTGCGATCTTGCGCAGGAAAGCTGCAACGTCTGCCGTTGCACCACCACTGCCAACAGCGGACTGTATGCCAGCACCGATGTCTTCCCCGCCCATCATTGCGCCGAGGAGTTTAGGAACGGGCTTACCGTTCTCAAGCTCGCGCTCGGCCATCAGGTTGGGCTGTCGTTCTTTGAGGAACTGCGGGTCGTTGAGTGGTCGAACCCTGCTCTCATCAAAGACGACCAGCTTTTCAACCATTGATCCATCATCCAGACGCTCCACAACTCGAATGGAGTCATAACCGCGTCCAACCAGCGATTCATAAAGTGCATTCTTGCCACCCTTCCCGAATGATGCGACCATGCCGTCATACAGACCTGGCGAGGAAGCATCAAAGATTTGGCCAGTAGACACGAACACAGGCGTGGTTCTGTTGAACTGCTCAGCAGTGCGTCCAGAGATCACCTTGTTTGCAAGACCCTCTGTCATCATGTTCTCTGCGATGGCGGCTGGCGTGCTATCAGCGTGCTGCATCATCTTCAGTGTCTGTTCATCGAGAACATGCACGGCCGATTCAACAGCACCTGATGTCGCATGGTCACCAGCACGCAAGGCACGCATGATGTCTTCGGCTGTCTTGGTTGCTGCCAAGCCAGCTTTCTTGTAGTGGGCCAGATAAATCCCTGGGCCATACTGACCATCCAGCCGAGGGAATGTTTGTGGGCCGTCCAGGGTCACGAAGATGTGATCCTTCAGATCGATGATCTTGGACTGCGGCGCGTTGATGAAGTCAAGCGCAGCGGCGCGTTGCTCAGGCGTCATGTTGACGAGAGACTCTTCAACATACTTGCGAGCAAACATCGGGTGGGTTACGTTCTCACCATACATCTGACGAGACAGCCCAATCGCGCTGGTCTCTGGGCGCATCTGCGAGAAGACGTCACCGTATGCGGCCAGGTAGAAATACTTGCGAGAGAAGTCAGGGTTTGCGTGGTTACCGCTGAACATGTAGCCCAGCTTTTCTGCCACGTCTTGACCAATGTTGGCCAGACGTGCAGCGCCTGAGTTTGTGCCCCATGCAAGTGCAAGAGGACGCTCGCCAGCCAGCCAAGACTGAACGCCGTTTACAAAGAAGTCTTCGGCGTTCTCCATCTTGGTAGTGCCTCGGCGTGCGGCTTCGGCAAATGCTTGAGCCACAACCTTCTGGCTGGACTCGTCAATGACGCCGCGATACAGCAATCGAGAAGCTATGTTGACGGCGACGTCGGCGTCACCGCCAACTTGTAAGTTGGCAGCAAGGCGTCGCATGTCTTTGCGCAGCGCCATGAACGACTCTGACGACACGTCAAGGCCAACATTGGATGTCTTGGATGCGCGAACACCAGAGAGTCGCTCGTTCACAAATTGACCGATGTCTTGCGACGCGCCAGTCATGTCTCGCTCTGTCATGTCCATCATGGTCATCAAGCGATTGCCAATCGAACGCATAGAGGTTTGTGCCACTGGGTCGCGATGAGTCATGCGCACCAACCACTCGGTGACCTGCGGTGTTGCGTTGGCAGGGATGCTGACAAACTCAGGAGCGCCCACGCTGTCGAGCATTTCTCTGCGCATTGCATTGAGCGTTGATCCAGACTTCATGGCGAGATACTTGAAGTCCTCTCCAGCAGCCAGCGCTCTTTGGGCGCGAGCGCCTAGCATGTGTGCCGCAGCTTGTGCCACCACCGAGTCGCCACTCTTCATGGCTTCCACGAGACGATTGGCCAACTTCTTGTTTCCAAGCTGATGGAGTTCTTTCATCAAGTCATCGCCAGCAGCCGCTGGGCGAGGGATCGCTGCGGCTTGACGCTGGAACCTGCTGCCGATCTCCTTTGCCAAGGCGTCAGCACGCTTGGATTCTGGGTTGAGTTCTGGGTTACGCAGCTCTGCCAGCATCTCAGGCATGGTCATTGTCTTGGCTGCGCGGGCCTGGGCGCTGGCCCCAGCTTCTGCTGCCGAGCCAGGAACGGTAGTGGAACCTGCCTCTGCAATGTCGGCTGCTGCCTTGGCCTCCAAGGCTGCGCGTTGCTCGCGAGCCTTCTTGACCTTTTGGCGATCCTCGACAATGTCTTTATACCCACGGCTCTTCTTGATGTTCACACCATCGCGCTGCATTGCAACGCTGGTTTGAGACTCAATGTGTGATGCGAGCTTTTCGCTGAATGCGTCGAGCGCAGCCAGCGCACGCACTGCCAAGCCGCCAAGCTGAGCCATCTCGTTGGGAGAGGCGGCAGCATTGAAAGCGTCAGCCAGAGCGTCGAATGATGTGACGTGTTCGTTCGCCATGTCTGCAATGGCAGACTCTTCGAGGCCACGAGAGAATTTTGGATCAACAGCAAACTGCTCCAAGAACTTGTTCGTGTCGTCGTTCCATTGGCGAACAAACTCGCTCCACTTGACTTTGCCTTCCTTGCCTTCGCCAACGTGCATGGCTTTGTAAGCATGCTCAAGGAAGTTTCCTTCGCCATGCTCCTTGACAAACTGAGCGTAGTCGCGGTTCACCGACTTGTAGATGCCATAGAGGAAGTTGCGAACTGGGCCGTCACCAGCATCTCCGCCGTGGAACAGCATGCTGCGCAGAGAATCTGCCGATCCAGTTGAGATGGCGTCAGACAGCTGCTGGCGCATACGCGCCATCTTGTCGAAGAACAAGACAGTGGGCTGGATTCCAGGTGCAAAGAACCCATCCTCGGTGCGAGTAATGAACGATGCGCCGTTTGGCATTTCGTCGGGGAAGATTTTTGAATACAGAACTCCAGCCCCATCAACCAGCTTGTCATCGTGGTGCTTGCCAAACAAGCGCTCGACCACCCCGTTGATCTTGGCAATGAAGCCACGGATGATTTCCTGAGCTTGCTGGATGAATGTCTTGCTCTGCCCAGCCATTTGCTCAGCACCAGTGCGAGTAATCGCGCTGTTCAATCCCTCGGCAGCGGTTCTCACCACATGCTCAAAGCCAGGGATGTTCATCTTGGCTGCAACAAAAGACACCATCTGATTGGCGAACAACTCTTGCGGGCTGGCAAGAGCGTTGCTGCCACTACCAGTAGCTTGATAGTAGGTGTAGTCCTGAATCTTGGTGGTGTTCAGCGTGCCGTCAGCGTCATACATCTCCCGACGAATCATGCTGAGCCACTCAACCCGCTCACTTGGCGTGAGGGTGTTGAAGTAACCCCAGTGACCAAGCTCGTGGATGAGGGTCAAGACAGGAGACATCGAGCCAGGGTCTCTGTTGCCAATGGGCAAATCAGTGACCGCAATTGCCTGCCTGTCGTATGGGTTGAACTGAGCCTTATCTGGGCGAACTTCGCCATTGACGCCAAACAATGCGCCAGCCACGCCTTCAGAGCGCATGCTTTCTGAGCCAGGGATGAACTCTGGCGAGAACTCCCCGCCAAGTCGGCGGAGAATGATTTGCGCCGTGTCTTGCTCTTCTCGGCTGAATGTCGAGAACGTGTCATGCAGCATCTGCAAACCGCGACGGCGAGTCGTGTTGTTTGCCTGAATGCCATCGGGAGCGTAGTGCTTGATGATGTCAGTCAGGAACTTGGACTCAGCGATCACGGCGTCAAGCTGGGCGGCCGTGCCGATTTTGTCCCAGCTGATTTGCATGATGCCGTTCAAAGCGCGATGGGCTTGGAACAGGGTGTATTGCGAGTAGTCGGTTCCGCTGGGGGAGAGCTTCGACCCAGTCGCAGTAACAATCCCAGTCTCATCCAGAGCGGTGGTCGCCGCTTTGGCCTCGCTCATCACCTTGGCTGGCATTGCTTTCTTGACAGAAACACCAGGTTTCACGTCAGAGTAAGGGGTTTCACCTAGACGACGGAATGTCTTGCTTGCGTATTGGGTGTTGCTGGTGGCTCCGACTGGAACAGTCCCGATCTCCCACTTTGCAGCATCAAGCTGCTGCCCGTATACCTTGCTGCTGCCAGCCATCTGGGCAGGTGTTTGGCGCGTGCCGTTGGCGAAGTTGTTGTCGCCTTCTGCACGAACGAGGAATGTGCCCTTCTCTGCCATTGCGTCACTGACAAAAGTCGGGAAGCGAATGGCCAACTTGTGCTTGTAAGGGATGCCAAGCTCATCGGGAGACAAGTCTTTCCCTTTAACCCACAGCTGCGGATCAAGCGGGTCGATGCTGGACACGCCAGCGATCCTGTCTTTCAGGTTAGAGAGCGAGTCGCTCGACATCGACGCAATCGGCTTCGGACTGGAGTTCGACTTGGTCAATTTGCCAGCCGCGCCCATGCGGTCGATGATCTTGCCAGATGCCTCGGTTGCAGCCAGGAAGACACTGGTTGGGTCTGAGTGGACTGTCTTGACTTGGACGCCAGTGTCTCCGTCGAGACGACTGAACGTGACAGTGCCGTCAGCATTCTTGGCAATGCTGCCGATTCGTTGGCCAGCAAAGCGCACGGTTCCGCTCGGCTCAATCTTGAAGTCAGTGCCACGGACTTCATAGCCGTTGTATAGATACACGTTTGGCGTGTCTGATGTCGTGGCCGCCTTACCAGCCGCCTGTTTAATGTGTTCTGCTGCTGTTTTGAGGCCAGCCTCGCCATTGACAGCGCCTTTCTCAACCAGGCGGGCAACGGCCTCGGAGTCGTTGGTGATGCGCATTGCCTCATCCAAGACACGGTAGGCGTCACCGAGAGCAACGCTGATCTCGTTGGCGGTGGTGTTGTGCAGGCGCATTACCTCGGCCAGCTGGCCTTTCATGCGCTCATAGGAAATGGGCGACACCTTGCCAGCTGCCAGCCTAGAGAAGCGATCACCAACGTCAACGCGTTTGTCGGCTGGAGTGGCAGCATCGACCATGCGTTGCGTGAAGTTGTCGAAGTTCGACACGTTCACACCAGCGTCCTGCAAGCGGCCCACGCGCTCTTCCAAGAC